TAAAGTTATAGTCATAACCCAAGTTTTTTTGCGAATGTTGTGTTCCGTAAAATTCTGACCATCTGGCTCTTTTCATTGCTGAAAAGTCGTATAAACCACCTCCTTGATAAGAACTGGCAATGGGAATACCAGATAAAGAAGTGGTTAGCGGAATAATTACTTTTCTAGGGTCCCTGCTTCTACCGCTTGGCGAACTACCGCTACTAGCCACAGTTAGTATTAAGTTTTAATTAATCGGATACTACTGTTGGGTTTGGACGCTTTGTGTAACCGCCCGAGTTATATTCCATTTCAAATGTAGGCATTCCGTCTCCAGACATAGCGCCAGTAACAAAGTCGCTAAGTAATGCTGGTGCTTCAACCCACGAAGCCGAACCTACGTGTGCACGCTCGCGCATGGTGTCTTCAGGATGCTTGTAGAACATCTCTGGGTTGTTGTGGTTTTGTCGCATTGGCGATGGTGCGGTGTCAAAGTAAGCACCAACTGAAAAATCGTTTGGAACGTCAGTGTCAGTGGCAACGCCTTCTTCAAAACGAAGAGGTCCTTTGTTGCCTGGGATGGCTGGAGCCATAGTGCGCTCAAACCCAATTTCCCCACGACCTGTTTCTTGGTATGGGTTACCAGGAGCGACTGACATATTCATTGTTTGGTCTTGCATTTTATAATCCTCCAAAAGTGGATGTTGCTACCATATACTTTACCATTTTTTAAGAGTTATTACCGAAAGAATGGCGACATGCCTACTTGTACCTCTGGCATTGTGTCGTGAACCGTCATTGCACAAGCAAGAGCAAGAGAGTCTGGATAGTCATCAAAAGCGCCTTTTTCGTTAGGAGCAGCCGCAAGAAGATATGGACCTTTGTACACTTTTTCAAGGTCTGACATTTGTTGATTAAACCTTTTCCATGGTCTACTACGACGTGCTTTAGAATGAGCAGGTATTACTAACTGGTCTCTTTGGATTAACTCTGTCAAGTGAACCCAACGTTCATGTTGGGCTTTAGAATCAGATGACATTGCTATTACTTCTATATCTGATAATAATAGTTGTAAACGTTCAGCAACTGCTCCACCAACTCCTTGTGAATCTACACCAACACGTATTACAGAATAATGTCGTAAAAAATCAACAATTTCAAAATACTGTTGTTCCCATTCTTGATTGTTTATTTCAAGCCAATTAAGAATTCTATGTTCATAAAAACCAAAAGCATCTGGGTGGTCCCAATCAACCCACACAACCGTAACAACCGTAGAATCATTAGAACGCGCAACGTCTATTCCTGCGACAACAGGGGTTCTCCACCATTCTTTAACTAAGGGCATACTTTGGTCAAATAACCGAGTCATTCGTTCTTCGGATACAAACATACCTTTTTCAAGAATCCATTTGTTGCAGTAAGACATTTGAAACTCGTCAGAATCTTCCCCAATTCTTACTTTTTCTTTAGCAATAAACTTTCCATAATTGGAGTTGTACTTAGATGCTGAGCGCCAATCATATTCAAAATGGGCTGGTCTGTGGCGACGTCCACCGTTAACATTACGACGTTTATTAAATTGAATCATTTTATAAAAATATGATTTAGTTCTAGAGGCGGTTCCTGTTAAACAAATAGTTCCGTTGTTAAACGCAAGCATGGGTTTAATGGATTTAGTAACCATGTATTCATCGGCTTCTTGCGATTCGTCAATTAACACAAAATGATATGTCTTAGATTCAATTTTGGCTTTAGGGTTACATGTTTGCATACGACAAAGAGACCCTGAGTTCTTTAATGTGATTATTTTTCCTTTTCCACGTGCTCCACCAGTTCCCGCTTTATCATCAATTTCTGGGTCAAGTAGAATGTCAAGAGCGTGTTCATTGGTTAATTTGGTAACGATACGACTAAAAACAGTATCTGCTTGGTCTTCTGTAGGGGCAAAAACACCACACCAAAAACCCTTTTCAAACTTATCTAACCATGTTGGATACACGGGAGCCAACTTTGGCAAAATAACCATCATTGCCGCCATTACTCCAGACAAGACTTCTGATTTTCCAGACTGACGACAACCAATAACAGTTACCTCATCACCGTCTCCTAAAACAATGGATTCAATTAAACGATACGCAATGGGCACTTGATATGGAAAAAATTCAATATCGCAAAACTCTTCAGTAAATATAAGCAGTTTTTTAACAAGGTGGTCAACAAACTCTGTTGACGCTTCATCTAACTCTGGTGCTAATTCTTCAATATCAAGAACGCTTGACAGGTCTTCAATTTCATTTTCCACGTTTACCTAGTTCTAAGTGAATATTGGTAAGTATTTCAAGCAGTTCATCTACTGTTTCAAAATCTTTCCCGTGATAGCGATATTTATCAAACGTTGCACCTAAATCCATTAACGTGGTTTCATACCAATTTAATAAAGATTGTAAGTCCATTCGTGAAACACGAGTAGATGGCAATTTTTGATTAGTCACCTTTTTCCAAAGATTTAACGCCATTCTCTAATCTCCTTTGGTTTATGGTGAAGTTCTCTACCTTTTAAAGCGTTCAATAAACCGTTCATTTCATCAATTGCATTATTACGTTTACAAAACCCTATTTGAAATACATATTTACAGATACCAATTTGTATACCGTTGCCTGTTCTCCAAGGATAGTTTGTTTCTCTCATAATGCCCAAAGACATTGAAAATCCCTTGTGTGTATCTCTTAAAACCCAATAGATGAAACCAAGCCCTAGAACAAGATTAAGAGTTCCTTTAAATAAGTAGACTCCCAAAAATACCGCAATAGGCAATGATAAAAACAATAGATTTTGTTTAGCAAATATAGCGTATATGCTATATATTACGGACACTACAAAAGACCATAACGCCAAATATCCAAATAACTTTCTCATACCTTACAGTCTAATGCCAGCGCTGTCCGTTCCACTGTTTCCTGCAAAGTCATTAAAATCGCTGGCGTACGGGGTTTCACTTGCTGGCCTGTAACCATATCCGTTTAACGTTGTGTTAATAAATTTGCCTTTTGAACTGCTTGCAGCAAACGCTTGATAAACTTCCATTGAAACTGGTCCGTAAACCCAATCAGGTCCTCTATTTCCATTTTTGTGAAACCTAACTAAGATGTAACCCATTTTCATTCCGTACAAACTAAACATAGGTTGGTCAAGGATAAACTTATGTGAACATAACCTTGTACTACCTGCTGGACCTTGACCGTAGTTATCAGGGTTGTCTGGTTTGTTTGCAATTTGTGCAACCCTTACAGCACTAAACAAAGCCGCATTTATGTCTTGAACTGGTCTATCGTCCTCAACAATAACGTTGCCTTGTGCATCAACTTTGGCACCACCAGTGATTCTTTGTGTTTGTAGTTCTCGTTCTTTTACTGCGGATTTTTCGTCTTGTTCGCGATTAAACTCAGCCATCCGTTCAGCAATGGAAGGTCTGTTTTTGGGTAATCCACGTGCCCTAGGGTTATATTTACCTGAGTCAGCCATTTAATCATTATCTCACAATCTGTTGATGAAAAACAACTCGCTTACGGTAGCGGTATCAGCCACCTAGTTAAATGCTTCATAACACAAATCTAGTAAATGATTCCTCTTTCATAATGTTCAAATCCAAGTGTGCCGACTCCATACCGAACCTGCGACCAGCGTTATCGTGGTTGCCCGCAAACTGCCAAACATCCCAATCTTTCCAACCCTTAACTGTTGCAGGAGTTTTCTTTGAATTGAACGCATACTCAGCCCATAACGAAACATCTTTCGGAACAGGGTTTGCTTTGAATTCTTCTGCCGAATAATAAACATATCTTGCAACCCACAACGGGCAATGGTCAATGTTTTTTGCTATCGTCACATGAGCATTCCAAAAAGAAGGGTAGGTGTAAATTGCTGGCGGTTTGCCGAGTTCGTCTGTAGCCATTTTGATACAGGTTCGGACAATATCTTTTAGTTCTTTAGGTTTTTTGCCGCCGTCATGTTCCATGTCTATCTGCGGAATTAGTGTTGCTTTATATTTTTTATGGTTGTCAAGCATCATTCGCATCTGTGCAACCACATCTTCTTCGGGTTTAATGTAAACATACAATCCGAAAGGCACACCAACTTTGGTGCAGTTGTCTGCTAATAGTGTGTCGGCTTTTAACCCAACATTTGAACGGATGTGAGCAAAGTCTATTTTTGCTTCTGTAACTTTTTGCCAGTTAATGTTCCCTTGATATTGGGATACATCAACACCAGTTAGATAACGACCCACATCTACGGCTTAACAGGTGCGATAAAGTTTGTGCCATTCCAAGTATCGCCGATGCCAGCATATTTGCCACGAGATGCGCCTTCAACTTCGTTATTGTTGTAAGAAGTTTGAACCCACACACCGTCAAAACCGATAGATGCAATAAACGCTTGACCATCAGCCTCAGTAGGTGCATCGTTGTTATGCACAACAATTATTTCAACAACTTTTGTGTCCTGTATTTTTGCGAAATGTGCCATTATGCAATCACCAATGTTCCTGAAGCCGTGTATTGAATAAAAGAATATGAACCATCAAATCCTGTAGTCGGTGAACCTGTTGTAGTAATTGTTAAACCTGTTGCATCTGCTGTTAGATATCGGATAACTACTTGACCGCTTCCGCCGTAGCCACCTTCTCTGACTCCACTGGAAAATCTTGCACCGCCACCGCCACCGCCACCACGATTATTGGGTGCAGAAGTTGCGGGTGTGGCTGTGTTGCTTCCACCTGTTCCAGCGTTTGTGCCACCTGCACCGCCTGTTCCTGATTCAGAACCACCACCACCGCCACCTGAATAACTAATACTGCTACCCGTGTAACTGTTCGCTGTTGCGCTACCGCCAGCACCACCGTTTGATGTGCCTGCGCCGCCTACTGAACCCGAACCACCACCACCGCCGCCACCGCCACCGCCGCTTGTACTTCCGCCTGTGTTGCCTTCACCCGATACGCCAACAGCACCCGAGAAACCACTGCCACCGCCACCGCCTGACGCACCGATAGCAGGTGCTTCAACACGACCACCACCACCGCCACCGCCATTGGCAGAACCTATAAATGATGATGCTGTCCCGTTATGACCGTTATCATCACCGTCTGGTCCGCCAACACCACCAGCACCAACTTTGACAACATAAGTAGTCTTGCCGAGAATTGCTGAACCAGTAACAAAACCGCCTGCACCACCGCCACCGCCGCCACAAATTGCAGCCGAACCTATGCCGCCGCCACCGCCACCGCCGACAACAAGATAATCAACAGCCAAAGTATTACTAAATTGTCCAACGATTGTCGGTGTGTTTGAAGCCGAAACATAACCCATCAACCTTGCAGCCATAAACTAAACCTCACTCTCAATAACTGGTGGTGCAACAAAATCTTGTGTCGCTTCATCGTATGTAAAACCGATACCAGCGTAAGTTTTGTTTGGTGTTTCAAAAAATGTTTCAACCCAAGTGCCTGTGTAGCGTTCAGGGTTTGCTTCCAAAAAGTCCCGTTGAACAACATGAACTGCTATGACAACATTGTTCTCATCAAGTTGTGCAAAGTATTGAGCGATCATACAGTTCCAATCGTCGGTCTAATTTTGTGCATGTCTGTTAAACCCCACACGCTGTCGTTATCGGTGCAAGTGTTTACGATGTGCGACAATTCGTGTTCAAAGTTTGGTTGTTCAATAAAGTTATAGAACTCTGCAAGCAGGTTTGTTGTGTCGTTGCATAGACGGTCATATGAAACAACGAAGCATTGTTCAGGTATTTGAGCCAACAAGTTTTGGTGCGACATTACAGCCAAGTCCATGAAGTCTCGTTGAATGTTGCCAACGAACTGTGGCGATTTTTGAACAAGTTTGTGATACGAGTTCAACACTTCATCAACTGGTCTGTCCATCACAATGAACTTTGGTGTGTAGCCAAGTGCGTTGATTAGCACCGCAAGATTGTCGGGTGTTCCCCAACTAAAAGCCTTGTCAATAATGATTGACTCTTGGCGTGTCGAATAGAACGATGGAATGATTGAGCCAAGAACCGCTTGAACTGCTGTCGGGTTTGGGTTGGCTTGTAAAGCGACCTGTTCATGCCATAAACGATGCGACCAATAAAGGGTGTTACAAACAGGCGAACTAGATGAAGCAAAAATGTTTGGGTTCTGGTTAAGAATACTGGTTAGCAAGGTTGAGCCTGCTCGTGGCATACCAGCAAGAAAAATATATTGCTTGCTCATACTTTGAACCTGACATGAATACGCCCTGAATAACCTGCTGTTCCGTCAGCATTGCTTGCAGCCGATTTTCCTGATGCTCCACCACCCGTATTTGATGACCCTGTGCCAGTCCCGTTTGCACCAACCGTCGTGCCACCGCCACCGCCACCGCCAGCGACTACTGTTGCCGAACCTGAACCAAGAAATGTTGCGATGTCTGTCCCAGCACCGCCAGCACCACCCGTAGAACCCGACCCGTTTGCCCCGACAGCCGATGAACCGCCACCGCCTCCGCCACCGCCATCGTATGTGCCTGATGTGCCACCTGAACCGCCAGCAAAACCGCAACCCGAAACTGTTGCGGCAAGAGCACCACCGTTATTTTTTGCGCCACCTGACGAACCACCAGCCGTAGATTGAACACTGCCAGCCGTGTTAAAAGGACTTGCACCAGCACCACCGCCACCAGCAAAAATTGCGAAAGGCGCACTAAGACCAGTAATGCTTGAAGGCAAACCTTGAGCAGCAACATGATTAGTTGCCCCACCTGCACCGCCAGCACCAACATCAACCGTGTAAGTGCCTGCTGTGAGATAGACGGTTTGCTGTAACAGACCGCCTGCGCCGCCACCACCTGATGTTCCGTAGTTTGAACGAGCCGACCCTGATGCGCCACCGCCACCAACTAGAAGCAGATCAAATAAACCATCAGAAGAAACAACAAGACTGCTATCGCTTAAAAAAGTTAGAAGCGTATAAGACTGAGTGCCGACAGTTATCGAACTTGAAGTGCCGCCTGTTGCAACACCGTAACCTTGAACAACACCGATGCCAGCAGGCGGTTTCTTACCAAGACCTGCTACTTCACGGTTTGTTCCAACAAGTGTGCGCTGACCATATCTAGGCATCGTGAAACCTTACGCCGTGATTCTGTTTACATAACCTGCGATCATCACGACGTTGGCTGTCGCACAAAACGCACGAACAACCAACGGTGTTGCGTTGCCCTTGATAACAAGACCAGCAACCACAACATACAAACCATCTTCAGCAGGAACAGTAAACTCGATCAAGTCATCAGGCGAAGAAACACCACCCCACTCAATAGTTAATTTTCTTGCAGTCGTGTCAGAGTTCACTGCATACAACCAAATCTCATCAAAAGTCGTCGCAGTAGCCGAACCAGTATGAAGTGTCGTGCCAGCCGTAGCAGTCTGAGCGACCTTAATCATTCGCCCGTCTGTGCTACCTGATAAAGCGATCTTGCTGAATGTTGCCATTGTCGTCCTTTAACTAAAAACTTGTGTTGATAAGATCAGTTGATCACTTGTAGTTGACGTGCTTGTAGTAACCCAAGACGCGCCATCATACGCTAGCAACTCGTTTGTGTCGATCAAATAGCAAACTTCGCCTTCTTCAAGTGTTGGTTCGCCTGCGCCACCATAAGCCGCGTCTCGCACGACAGCACTAGCAAAAACTTTGACCCCGCGCATAAGAAACTGGTTGACGTTTGCTGCTGTAAGAACATCGCCAGAAACGAATAATTTTGTGCCTGTAATCGCCATAGTTGTTTTACCCTATCACTTTATGTCAACGCGTTGTCGGCGTCTAGTATACCAAAAACTATGTCGTCTAACTCGAACGGGAACACAAGATCGGCGACAAACAACCCGAGTTGAACGACGTGTCGATCGGGCAAGATTTGATGCTTTATTCGTTCAACCCCGTAATCTTCTGATACAGACAAAGGCGTGCCAGTCGCAAACGTTCTTGTGATCGTAACAACATCACCCATCTCGATACCCAAAACCGTGTCACGATCAATTGACGACATGCTCGAAACCATGAGTTGTAGGTCATCGAAACGGTAGACGGGTTCTTTATAGTTGGCAAGTAGTTTGTCGGCAAGCGTTAAGCAAGCAGGGTCGCTTGCAAGAAGCGAGTTGGTGAGTGCCAACGTTGCAATACCAAACTCTGTTTGACTTGTGGCGTCGTCAGCCGCCTGAACTGTGCCGCCTTCGCGTGTTACTTGAACACGGTTGAATAGGAAGTTCTGATCAAAAATGGTGCTAATTGTTTGATACGGCAACGCGCTACCGTCGTCTGCGAACGTTGCGACTGGTGACGCGAACACGCTAGTCACTCGATCGGTAAACGTTATTTTGCCGTCTGCTGCACAAAAAAACAATCCTTGTTCTGCTTCTGCAATGCGTGCAACATAGGTTGCTACGTTTGTGTTTTCTGCGATCGCGTAGTTGCCTAAAGTTGCGACGCCTGTGTCAATGTCGCGTGACGCTAACGGATAATTGACTTCGGGTAGGTCGAGAATACTTGTGACACGCGCACCCGACAATTCTTGGGTTGGTGTGATCGCGCTTGATGTTGTCGCGTTAGCAAGCAACGCAAAGTCGTCGGCGATTGTGATTGTGACGACACTTAAATTGTTGAACTCATATTCGACATCTATGTCAGTTATTCGACCAACAAACAATGGAGTTGTGCCTGACGTGATTGTTACTAGGCGTCTTGGTGTTACGCCACTTCTGTTTGTTGTGATGTCATAGTAAGGCGATGACGTGTTGATCGGGTCGAAGCGTCGGTCGTTGTTGTTGAGACTGATTGTGCAAGTTCCCGCACGAAACGACGACCTAACATCTGAACGACCGCGGTTGATTGATAGAGCGCGAATGTAAGGCGAGATGTCTAAGCCGTCAAGTGTCCCATCAAGAACGTCGCTGCCGTCAAGAACGCTTGTGTCAAGTTTGAACTCTCGAACAATGAACCCTAGTTCTGCTAAAACTGTTATCTGTTCACCAAAGACAAGCGTTGTTGCCATTTTAGATTACGCCTACAAACGAACCAACGTTGATCGGGATAGTGCCGTTGCTGCGCACGTATGCTTCTAGCGCGTCAATGATCGCTGCACCTGTTTCAGATGGTGGTGTCAGAGTGCTTGTTTCGACGTTGATGTTGATGACAGGCGCATTTGAGTCACGACGACTTGACCCGTCGCTAAAGAAGTTGCCTGCGTTTGTTGGAATTGATGTTGTGCCGTTAACTATTGCGCCACTGTTGATTGACGAGAATTGGGCGTCGCCTTCTGCGCGCACCGACTTCTTAATTTGTGACTGCAACTTGATCAATTCGCGTTGTGCTTCCGCTAACTTTTCTACTGCTTCGCGTTGACGATACAACGCTTCTTCTACTTTGTCGATTGCTTCAACTTCGTCGGCGCGTGCATCATTCAATTCTTCGAGTGCTTTTTGGTATCGTTCGCTTCCTTCTTTTGCACCGTTAACTATCTCGTCAAGAAACGCTTGTGCTTCTGCTTGTTCAATTGTCGCGTCGCGTGTGTCATCAATTGCGTCTTGAACTGATCGTTTTGCGGCTTCAAGTTCACGTTCAGCGTTTGCAATGTCTTCGGGTTTAGCGGTGCGGTTGCGTTCATCGTCAAGCAGTTTGTGGGCG